TTTAGATTTTCTCTTATTAAGAGCCAGAGATTCTTTTCTTTAGCCATTGTTCTACTTGAAATAACTCTGGTTTTTTAATCTTTTCTCTATAATATTTTTTGTGTGCTTTTTTAATTTTATCTTTATTCTTGTGATAATAATCTTGATGTATTTTTCTGTATTTTTCAGGATTAGCTTTGTATCTTTCTCTTGCTCGTCTACGTATCTTTTCTTTATTTTTTATGTGATATATCTTGTTTCTTATACTTCTATCTTTCTTTTCGTCTTCGGTTAGTTTAGCTTCACGTTTTTTAGCTTGTTCCATTTGATAACTTACGTCATGGTGTTTATTATATTCTTCTTGAAAAATTGTTAAGCCGTCAATAACTACCCTAGCTTCATATTCATTTCTATCTAATACATATTTTTCATGGTTAGCTTCTGCTATAGCAAATATATCTGGGTCGACACGATAATCATCTACAGCGTAATTATTCGTTGTAACATGTGTTTCATCATGTTTTATAGAACTTGGAACTACAGTAAGACCTCTTGGTCCACCTGCCCATCCGTCAAGGTTTTTATAAACACCTTTATTAAGTTCAGATGCTCGTGTTGACATTGCTTTAGTTCTGCAAGTTTCACTACAGTATTTCCTTTGTTGACCTATAAGTGGTTTGTCACACTTCGGTAAACTGCATCGTAGGTATGTAACTTTCTCTTTTTTACACATATTAATAGGTTAAGCGAGAAAAACGCCAAAGTAAAGCAGTAAAACGAGCAAAACAGCGTTTAACTAATTTTAAGCCGTTTTAAGCCCTGACTAGAGCGTCTAACCCGATAGCCTTAACTACCTTTGAAAAACGTCTCCTGCGTAATCTGGGAGAGCCGATTTTTTAAAAAAGCCTAGTTTTTTAGAATTTCCAGTCCCATCCGCTATGTGGAACTACTGATTGGTTATTTTTAGCAGTTTTAATACCTTGTTTAGATAACCAGTCATTATAAGCAGGTAAAATGTCATCAAAATCCGAGTAGAGTGAATTAAGTTCCGACCATTTATTACGTGCAACTTGTGTTCCAAGATAATAATCACCATCACCTAATTTACATCTGGTTATTATTTGCCATACTCTTTGTTTAGTAATATCGTATTCTTTACCTAGTTCTTCTAACGTGGTGGTAGAGTTACTCCACTTTTCATACATGCTTTTATATTTAATGGAGTTTTCTTTTGCTTTTAATTGAGAGATACCTTTCATCTTTTTATTTCCTTTGTTTCGCCCCACGATTCGCCTAATTCCATATCCACTAATAGGGGAACAGCAAGTTCGACACAGTTCTCCATTATTCTTGTTACTGTGTTAGCTTGTTCTGTGTTCTCTATTGAAATATCAACTTCATCGTGTACTTGTAGATGAGGAACTATTCCTTCCTCCCATAGACCTATCATTGCTAATTTAGTCATATCAGCAGCTGAGCCTTGTATTAAACGATTTAGAGCTTTGTAAGTATAAGACCTTTTCAAGTCTTCGCCATATTTTTCTTTTGCCTCATCTAAAGGCAGAGGTAGAGTGCGTTCATATCTGCTTTCCCACAAATCAAAACGACAACGTCTACCTGCAAATGTTCTGATGTAGCCACGTTCCATAGCTACTCTTGCACATTGGTCTTGTAGAGCTCGGATAAAAGGAACTTTAGCGTGATATTGTTGAAACAATTTTTCTGCTTCTGTATCATCTAATCCTAACTCCTTAATTAGTTTAGTTTTACCCATACCATAACTTAATCCTAAATTAATAGTTTTTGCTTGTTTACGTGGTATATTAGCCATATCTGCAACAATTTGGTGAAAGTCTGCATTATCCTCTGTATATTGTTGTACTGCGTCCTTTGCTCCTGTTAATTGCATTTGGTTAGCGTAATGCACTGTAAGTCTGGGCTCTTGTTGAGAATAATCGAACACGCCCCATTGACAACCTTCTTCAGGAATAAATAATGAACGTATCAAATTACCTATTTCTGGGTCACGAGCAGGAACTTGTTGTAGATTTGGATTACTATAACTAAACCTACCACTAACTGTCCCTCCTCTATCATTACGCATAGGATGAGCCTCTGCGTGTATTCTGCCATTGAAAGCGTGTTCCATAATCATCTTATCGATAAAAGTAGTCCTAGCTTTATTGAGTTTTCTAGCTCTTACTATTAGTTGTGGAAGTTCATGTTCATGTCCTTCTAACCAATCTTTCTGAAAACTAGCCATACCTTTTTCTGTGCGTGGGTACCATAATTTATTTTTATCAAAAATATTTTGTAGAGAAGCATTAGCCCATAAGTTCACATCACTGCCATACTTACGTTTTATCTCTACTTGTATTTTTTGTTCTTCGGTGGATAACTGCTTACTAATTTTTTCTGCTTTTTCTTCGTCTACTCTAACACCTCTCCACCTCATTTCTATAAGTAGAGGAATTAGTTTAGATTCTGTTTCTAATATCTTTTCTAGATTTTGTTCAGCTATTTCTATTTTAAGTTTATTCCATAGTTTTAAAGTCAACGCTGCATCTTGTTCACCATAAGGTCCAACATACTTTGCGTGTAACTTATACATTTCTGATTTAGGATTAACTCCAAAAGCTAATGATGCGTCTTGTAATAAAGATTCATCTTTCTTTTCATCACAATAAAAACTGCCTAGATTATCTAATGAGTAAGAAAACATATTTTCATTGATTAACGGAGCAGCGACTATAGTATCAAGTATTTTACCTTTGACTATAATCCCTTCTCGCCTTAACCAACCTACGTCATAGAGTGCGTTATGAAATATAACTTCTCTTTTAGTAGAGTTGAGTAGATTGGTTAACCACCTTAAAACAACACCTTCGTCTAAATTACCTCCTGCCTCATGTCTAATGGGGAAATACCCTTTCCATGATTCAGTAGCTACTCCTATACCTACCACATGACCCCGACCTGTAGCCCATCCTGGACCACAAGTCGTGAGGTAAGGGTCATAGGTTTCTAAATCTATTGCCACTGTTTCTGTTTCAGAAAACTGAGGAAAAACATCTGGCGTAGACCAAGAACTCTTAGGAGCAAAAAAATCGAAAGGTATTTGTTGCATTATTACTTTTTCTTTTTAGGTGCTTTGCCCCCTACCCATGCTTCGTTAACATCTGGAGTAGATTTATCATCAGCTACAAATGTTCCTTTTTTAGTTCTAGCACGTTGCGGTTTTTGAACGATAGGTGTGTTAAATTTATCTAACTTTACTGTTCCCTCTTTAACAGCTTTTTTGATAACTTTAGCTTTAGCAACTTCATCAACTTCTTTTGGTGGTGGTGTTATCCAGTTAATAAAACTTTTAAACCAACTCATATGTCCTCCTCGTAGGTGTCATTACCTACAGTATCATCATTATTATTATCTACTTTTACAACTTCAGTTGTGTTTTCAGTTTGTAAAAGTATTTCCTGTTCTACGAGTAATAAATACCTACGTAAATCACGTATATCATCTAGTAGACCTGCCTCGCCAGTGTAAACTGTGCCTGCCTCAAAAACATCCCACCCGTGTTTTTCTGACTGGTGTTCTACTCTATCAAACTTACGTGCGAGCATCATAAAAGCACCAACACCACCACGTCTTTTCCAAGAGTCTCCGTAAGATTCTTCGGCTCTTTTTAAGGCATGGAGGTCTTGTTGAGCGACTTCTCTCATTTTATCAAAATCTGCACTCATATTATTCTCCTTTTTCCGCTAGGTTATTTTTACGCTCTTCTCGTGTGCGGAGCCAACTGAGGCAAGCGGTCTTCCAGTCTACTGGAACTATTTTTTCGCATACTTCGTATGCTTCATCAAATTGGTTAGCTTTATATTTAGAATAAGCTATTGCCATAGGCACTGCTACATCCCTCATACAAGGGTTTTCCCAATTATTTGATGTTTCTAAATCAGCAGGATGATAATTAAAAAATCTATCAAGCTCCCAATCTAAAACTGTGTGGTCTATAAATAGTTTAAAATAAGGGTTATATTTTTCTAGTTTATCGTATGGGTCTATAATAGCTCTGATAGAGTAAGAATCTATAGATAAATCTTTTACTTTGTCCCAAACATTGTTTAAATAAACGTGGAAACTATCACTAATTTGTCTGTACACTCCTACTTCTAATCCTAATCTGTGAGCTACATATTCTTGTAAAACTGACATATGTACCACGTTAGCACCATAGGCTCCCCAAAGCATATCGTTAGACCTATTACAAACAGTCATGTTTAATTTATTAAGTCTGATTTTAAAATATATGTTCGTATTACACGGCACGTCTTTACCTTGTTTATCTAAATCATGTATAGCGTCCCACATTTGTAATACCGCACGTCTATCGTTAGGGTCTTTTTTCAACATCTTAACAATAACATCTATTTGGTCTTTAAGAAAATATTTTCTCCATCTTTTACCATAAGCTCCCCATAGAGTTTCACCATCATCTGAAAAATCTTTCATACTAGATACATAATAAGTTAGTGGTTTTAAATCATCTCTACCTGCTAACATCCACATACTTTCTATAAAATGAAAGAAAGGATTTGCATCTCTTTCTTCTATAAGACATACTCTTTCTGTTGGTTTTAAATACACAGTAGTAACAGGGTCAACACATTCTAAAGTTTTACCGTTTCTGCTTTCTATTGTTGAGTAGTTAAGCACAGACTTAAATAAATCCACTCCTCTTAATAATGCACCATTAACATTTCTTGCTTTTATAACTTTCATAATTATTTATCCATCATCACTATTGCAATTAAAGGTAGTGCTATTGCTAATGCAAATACACTAATTAAAATCTTTAAGATTGTCATAATGAATCGTGATATCCTCCCACTATTTCTTCTATTAAAAAATTTATCTCTGACTCATTTAATCCAGGAAGTTTTCTTTTAATAAACGCTACAGCCATTTCTCTTGTTGCTGAAACTTTTAAAAAGAAAGCTACCTCTAAAAATTGAGTATAGTGTATGTCGACTGAATCTCCCCAGTCTTCTATAAGTTGTACGGAATAATCGTTTACTTTACCCATATTTACTTTCTCCATTAATTAAATCCTCTACTATTGGTAAAGAATTTTGTTTATATATAGACCTTGTTCTGCCCTCTCCTTTAAATATCCTAGAGTATTTATCGAACTCACAAAGCCCTCCTTCAATCTCTCTCATTTCATATTTCATATCGTTTCTTTGTAAAATATGTGCGGGAAGTTTTGCTTGAACTATTTTATATAATTCTTGCATTTCTCCTACCCAATCATGGCTACGTTTAGAGTAGCCTAGTTCCCTGCCCGTTAACCTATTTAATCCTCGCATAGCTCCTGGACCTGCGTTGCCCCACGTAAGCACGTCTTTAGCGTCTTCTAATAGATAGGTATGCCTTAAATCCGTAACGACCTCGTAAGCCATAAACGGTCCCATGTATGGATAATCTCTAAGTAGAGTCCAAGTATCTTCTAAAGATTTAGTTTTAAAGATTTCTTTTGCTAAATATTCTCGGTCTTGCCACATATGTGATACACATTCAGCAACTCCTGTAACCTTATCCATACCGTTAGGTGTTTTAATTATGTATGCTCCTGTTATCCATTTAGGTTGTTTAGTTATTTCTTCTATAGCTTTCTTCCTATTCCAGTTTTTTAATAAATCGTGTTTAATAAGAGTTCTTCCTGTAGGAATCCAATTAAACCATCTGAATATAACCGTAGCCATGAGGACGTCTGGAGAGTTTTTCATAGGCTCTCTTATATGGGTTTTAAACCACCTAGTTGTTCTGTCGTCTTCTCTAAATACTTGACAAAACTTGTATTCTCGAAGAATTGAATCGCTTGTCCAAGGTGGTGGGAGTTGAGACACCTCTTTTTGCAAACGAATGTTTTCACGTTCTATTTGCCAATAACAATAACGATTCAATTCTTCTTGAATAAACATTACTTCTTCCTTCTAAGTTTTGCTTCTGCTCTACGCTCTTTTCTATTTGCAGGTCTTTTAGGAGTCAAATCAGAATTAGGTACAGCGTTGCTTTTTCTAACATTTTGTAAACCTTTCCAATATTCAGATTCTCTTACTTTTCTACCCATTACTTCTTCCTTAACACCCAAGAACAGTTATTCGCTACTTCTGGATAAAATGTAGCCGCAACAACTCTTAAAAATTGTCTGCCGTATCTATTTTCTAGTTTCTTAAATTGTTCGGGAGTCCATCCAATACTAGGCTCTTTCATAGCTTTCTTTAAATTAGGTAATTGGATAAACGTTCCTGTAACGTCAACTATTTCGAAGTTTCTTTCTAACTCGTCTTTTAGTTCTTGGAAACCCCACTCATATACGTGGTCTTCGGGTAGTTTATCGTTAGAGCCGTCATGGTTAGGCGTAGATACAAAAGCTAATGCATTCGGTCTCATAGCCCTAGCAGCATCGTCTAGCCAAGCCCTTATAAACTGTCTACCCATATGTTCAATAACTTCAGTAGTCCAGAAAAAGTCTATACTTTCGTCTTCTAAATCAAATACAGGATTAGTTGTTAAATCTTGTATTCTTATTTCACCGTTAAAGTTTTGAAACCATGTAGAGTCTTTTAAAGGATTACCTGCATTAGACCAAAAAGGGTTTTCCATTTCACACGCAGGGTCGATATCATAACCATAATACGACCTTATAATATCTGACTTTTTAACTACATAAGCTTTATATAGATTTCTTAAAGTCCAACATTCTCCACAACCTACCTCGAAAGTATCAAGGGGTCTTTCTAGTTTTTTAGCTTCTGCTATACACATCGAAGCTATTTTATCAAAACGACTCATATGAGCTATCTCATCTGGTCGCCAATTAGCTAATACACCTGCACTAGCTATATCCATTCTTGTGTTTTTACTATCGTTTTCATTAACGAGTAGTTTCTTTCTTATTGATGACATATTTTCTCCTTTTTTAAAAAATATTACTTATTTACTTTATCTTACAACCTTATGCAAAGTAAAGGACTTTTACAACTGATAGCAGCGTGTTGTTTTAGGCTCTATTAAGTACAAGTTTTCTTTTGTTCTTGTTACGCCTACATAAAACACCCTATTTTCATCATCAGGGTTTTGTTGATAATTTTTATAAACTCTTGTAGTTATATCTGTTAATAATACAACGTTGGTAGCTTCGCCTCCTTTAGCAGCATGAATAGTAGACAAACGTATACGTGGTTGTTTAGTTATCTTTTCTCCTCTACGTAACATGGCTCTTATATAACTGACTTCTTTAGGACTTAATAATGTAAAAACATCAAACCATTTACCATCAGGTAAGTCAGAAAAATGACTTTTTAAATCTTCGTATTGTAGAGTTATATCACTATCTAACATATCTAGTTTTTTATAATCAGCGACTTTTATAAACTTCAATATATTGGCACATTCATTTAAAGAAATACCCTCACCTTTACGTAATTTTTCCCAATAAAGAACAGCTCTTATTTTAGATTCTGGGATACTTGGTCTACCTTTTACTTCAAAAAACCAACCTTCGTTCCTACAGTAAGCATCAACATCTTCTAATAAATAATTAGTTCTTGCTAATACTAACCAATCCCCTTTCTCCATATTAACTAATTCTATATTTGGCTCCCACCTAACTAATCCTTCTTCTTTTCTAGGTGTCCATTCTTTATAAATTCTAGACCTAACTTGACCTATACATTGTTTTGCTACTTCATGAACGGCTGAAGGTACTCTATAAGACTGTTTTAAAACCATAGCGTTTTTAGAATTTTCTATTAAATAATCAACGTCTGCTCCTGCCCACTTATAAATAGCTTGGTCATCATCTCCTGCTACATATATCTTTTTGGCTTTTTCTGCGAGTTTACGCACCACAGCCCATTGTAGGGGAGATAAATCTTGTGCTTCATCTACAAACATAACATCTAGTTTAGGCACATCTCCTTCAGTTAAAAATTTTTGTAACATATCGGTATAATCTACTAAAAGCCTGTCTTCTTTAAATAAATGCAATCCTCTAGCAAAACGTTCTAGTTCAAACCAACCAACAGCGTCTTCTACTTCATGCCATTGTTGTTTTAATGGTATATCTCTCATTCTAGCTAAGTTTTCTATAAAAGCTAACCTGTCGTCATGGGTCATACCGAACAGATGTCCGTCGTCAGAAGTTGTTCTACCTGTTAGTTTTAGATTAAGTTTTTCGTTTAAATCTTTTATATCTGAATTACTTACTACACTTTCTCTAGTTAATCCTAGTTGTCTAAAAGCTAATGAATGTAATGTTCTAAAATAAGGTAGTTCTTTGTTACTTATACTGAATTTATTCATGGCTCTTTCTTTACCCTCATTCACTGCTTTTTTAGTAAAAGTAAAAAAGCCTATACTATCTGGACTAGTGCCTTGTTCTAATTCATCTTCTATAAGACCAAGTAATGTACTGGTTTTTCCTGTTCCAGGAGGTCCAAGAATTACTTGTGTGTGGTTAGGTAATGTCATATACCTGTCCTAAATGTAAGATTTATTCTTTCTTCTGCCTCTACTATATCGGGTACAGCGTGAGTAGATTTCATCTGGCTATGCCCATCAAAAATTAAAACATCGCCGTGTTCTAATATGTAGGTATCTTCACTTACTACAAAATTTTCTATTTTAGTTTGTATCTCACTAGTATCTGTTTTTCGTTTTATATCGTTTTGATAATGTCGCCATGTAAATACTCTAGGTGCACCAAACGATATTGATACAACTAAATCATCTAATGTAGGAACAGTATCTGAATGGTGGGGTATACCTTTGCCGTCGTTACCATAATAACCACATAAACAAAAAGAAAAGTCAACATTCATGCCGTAATCTCTTAACAACATATGCTCTGTTAAAGTTTTTATTCTAAATATTAAATGATTACTTGACCAAGGACGACCTTCGTATGTTTTACCTGCGTATGAAAATATATTACCGAAGCCTGCAGTACGTCTGCCTAATACTTTATGTCCTTTAAACTCTCGTATTGTTGGCTCATCCCAATCAGTTATAACAGGGTTTTGGTCTTTAAAATATCCTTTTTTAAAATCTATCATAATAAATTATCGTTAAAGTCTGGTAAGTCGTGGGGCTCATCTTGTGCTTTAAATTCATCTATATACCATACGTTTATGCCTTTGCCTTTTATGTTAAAAAAGTGAGGCTCTCCGTGTAGTTGTTTTAATTTAGAAGTTAGTTTATTTCTTTGGTATTCTTTAAAATTATTTCTATGTAAATAATCCATTAAATCTAATAACCTAAAATATGTTTTACCATTGTCTGTCCAAGGTTTATGTAGTAATAATTCATCTCTTTCTCTAGCAGGTCTTTCCGTACAGAAAGCTTCTAATAACTCCATAAAGTGTCCTTCAGTAGAACTTTCTTTAGGCACTTCTACTATGGTTATTGCGTCTAGTAATTGCTGTATTATCTGTCTCCAAACGTTTTCTTTTACTTTAGGTGGTATTTTGTTAAGAGCGTCCATACACTTACGCTGAAACCTATTTTGGTTTAATAAATCGTCTGTTTCTAATTCTAATCTGCCTCCCTCTACATCTAAAAACCATATAGGTGGGTCGCTATCTTGTTTTGTAAGGTTGCTGAATAAAGGTGTGCCACCGTTAGCACCAATACCAAACTTACGAGTTCTACATAAAGGACTATTACAATGACTTGCTATAGGTTGGTCATTACATCTATAAAAATAATCTTTTCTTTGTAATTGTTTACCTACAGTTAAAACTTCTTGTGCACCTAATGGAGGTTGCATATATTTTATATTTATATCTTCTAATCTTTTTTCCCAATCATCTGGAAACTTCTTTCTTAAGAAAACACCTACATTAAACAGCCCTGAGTTTCGTGAGCCTTTAGGGAAACCTTGTACAACAAGATGTTGTATACACGGTGGTGCTTGGTCTAGCCACTCCATAGTTTCTGTTAATGGACTAGCTTCTAATTTTTCTAAAGCACTAGGACTTAATTCAATATCGTTTATATAATCTAAAAATTCTTGTGGGCTTAATGCTGCTCCATCTTTACCGTAAGCATAACGTGTAGAGTTTTCTCCACCGAAATAAGGCATATTTAACGTGCTACCTCTATCCCCTCTTTCTAATAATAATTGTGTTTGTTTAGGAAATATTTCTGCTTGTCCATAACCGATAGACGCTGCAATCTGTCTTAATTTCCTTTGTAACATCGAAGCTGCTACAGGCTCTTTTAAAAATATGTATATATGAGCTCCACCACTTTTACTACGGCAAAGCACTAAAGGAAGCTCTTGTTTAGCAATCTTTATAGCTAAATCTTTTAAATCTAATTGGTATTCATCTACGTCTATGGCTCCCCATACGCAGTTATTATGTTCATCTATAGGAACTATTCCCACACTTTGATGACCAGACAAATGGTCTTCCCATAACTTTAATAAATCGTTATCAGATAACTCTTTAGATATCGTTATGTTTTTACCACTTGCCTTTCCATCTTCTCTAGTTTCATTGCTAGCTGTAAAAGTTCCGTATGCCTGACGTAGTCCTGCATAACGTGTAGCGAACTCCCTTGCTAACGACATGATTAAATTATCGTATCGTCAACAACGTCGTTCTGCTGTTCTTGTTTTACATCAACATCACCAGACCTAGCTGCAGACATAAAGTCTTTAGCTATTTTTGCTACCTCTAAAACTGTAGCACCTTCTTGGTTTACGCTATAAGCGTTCCAACTACCTTTATCATTCGATTGAGTGGTAGTAGTAAGTTTATAGGTATACGCGAACATAGGAGCTTCTACAGACTCCCCTTTAGAATTTTGTACTCTAGCCATTCTTAACATAGTTAACCACTTTCTAGCTACTCCTAATTGAGTAGAAGTAAATGCAAGAACTGCTTGCTGTGTGGTTTCTCCATCAGTAACAAGAATAAAGAATTGAGCAGTTTCAACTATCTCATTTCCATCACTTGTGTAGTATCTTCTTGTTTCAGGGTCTCTAGTACATTTAGATAATATAGAAATATCGTGGTTAGCGTTTACTAATCCACCACCTTTTTCTCTAGGAATCCATTCTATATACTTTTTATTATAAGCACATGGAACAATAGATATTCCTTTCTCGCCGTCGTAGGCTTCGCCAGTAACGGTGTTAAACAGGTCTCCTGCTTTGGCACCTTCTACATAACTGCCGTGTTGTCGTTGTAATTGTGGTGACATAGGTTGTAAAACTCTAATAAAAGGGATTGCAAAATCCTCTGTAGTAGTGTCTTCTAACCCAGTACCGCCTGATAGTAAAGTATCGTCAAAAGTGCTTATAGCGTTTGACGGTGCCTCAACTATTTTATTTTCTTCTGCCATAATATTAATCCTTCTTAATAGTAGCTTTAGTACCTATGTAGATACCAAAGGGCTCGGTTGGTATATCGTTCCCACTAGTAAACTGCTCTTTTACAAAAGCTTTTAATGTACTAGGGTGAACACTCTGACGTACTTGTGGTGATAACCCTCTAGCTTGTAAGGCTGAGACTGTTTCGTCAACAACTGTACTTTCTTCACGTCCGAACTTTAAAAGAACCTCGTTCTTTATAAGCCCTTCATGACCGTTAGCCGTTAACCACTCGTACGCTTTTTCTTGGTTTGCTTTCGATATATGAGCGTTATAAAACTCATTAATAGAGATATTCTCTCCTGTACTAAGCTTTATTTGAGTCAAACCTGCTGCTTGCATAGCGTCAGGTAGTTCTTGCTCCGAAGTCAAACGAAGTTCTTCTTTTTTAGCTTTTAAGTCAGCTTCTAACTCTGCTACTTCTGTAGCTAGTTGAAGTTGTTTATTAGCTAAAGCAGAAACTATAGAAAGTTCTCCATCAGAAACATCAGTATCCCATTGCTGAGCATCTGTGGTTCCGACAAGTTCTTCAAAAGTTGGTTTCTGATTCATCTATTTCTCCTTTCTGGTGTAAATCGATATCAACGGGATAGTATAAACCTTCCTGCCTATCCCACTTTAATATACTATATCTACCTCTATTATAAAATGCAGCGATAGAACACGCTACGCCTATGGCGGCAGGGTCGCCAATTAAAAGTAAGTAATCCCCTTCCTTGTAGTCCTGTAGGAGTTTCTTCATTCTACGAACAGAAGGAGAGGCACTTAACATTATTTGAGTATTAGAAGGTAACAAAACTTCAAAATCACCATACTGTCTAGCAGAGGCAATATTTCTACCTTGAACTTCTTGTACGACATATACTGTCATTTGTTTTCTCCTTTCTTATTTCTAGAAATTAAATAATATATACGAATAAGGACAAAGTAAAGTTATTAGTTATATGTTTTTTAAAAAATAAATTTTTTACAGAAAAAAATTTTTAAGATTTACTAATATTACTAATAAACTAATACTGACTTTAAAAAATCTCAGTGTTTTAGAGATTATTACAATATTAGATTTCAAAAAGTCAGTATTAAAAACAGAGTGATTCTATTAGAGGGCATGAGAAAAAGTTTTAAGTTGGGCTATAAATAATATAGTTTGTAATATATAATCTCACTCAGAAATTAGAAAGTTAATTATGAGTGAAATTAAATATAAGTTTAAAACTAAGCCGTATGAGCATCAATTAGAAGCGTTAAAAAAGTCTTGGAATAAAAAAGAATACGCTTATTTTATGGAAATGGGAACGGGTAAATCCAAAGTTCTTATTGATAATATAGCTATACTTTATGATAAAGGCGGGATAAATTCTGCAATTATTGTTGCTCCAAAAGGGGTGTATAGAAACTGGTCAGAAAAAGAAATACCTACTCATATGCCAGACCACGTAGAAACACAAATAGCTGTGTGGAATCCTGCACCTACTAAAAAACAAAAAGAAGAATTAATTAAATTATTTACTCCTAGTGATGATTTAAAAATATTAGTAATCAACGTTGAAGCTTTTAGCACTAAAAAAGGAGTAGCTTTTGTTGAAAAATTTATATTAGGACATTTACCGTTAATAGCAGTTGACGAATCAACGACTATAAAAAATCCTAAAGCACAAAGAACTAAAAATTTATTGAAGTTAGCTATCAATACTAAATACAGGAGAATACTTACAGGATTTCCTGTTACGCAATCACCTTTAGATTTATACAGTCAAAGCAGTTTCTTATCTCCTCAATTATTAGGGTATGCGTCTTATTATTCTTTTCAAAACAGATACGCACAATTAATTAATCGTAAAATGGGGGCTAGGTCGTTTAGGCAAGTTGTAGGTTATCAAAATTTAGATGAATTAAGTAAAAACGTAAATGAATTTTCTTATAGAGTTTTAAAGAAAGACTGTTTAGATTTACCAGATAAAATATATCAACGTAGGGAAGTAGAATTAACTCCTGAACAAAAGAAAGTTTATAAACAATTAAAAGATTACGCTATTGCAGAATTAGATTCACATGAAATAGTTAGTGTAACTTCAATACTTACACAAATATTAAGATTACACCAAGTTGTTTGTGGTTTCGTTAGACATGATAATGGTGAAGAAGTAGAAGTTAAAAGCAACCGTTTAGATGAACTATTAAATATTTTACAAGAAGTACAAGGTAAAACTATTATATGGGCTAACTATCAATACGATATAAAAAGAATATTAAAAACATTACAAGAAATAACAGGCACTGAAAGTGTAGCTACCTATTACGGTGAAACACCTGACGAAGAACGTCAAGAAATTATACGTAGGTTTCAAGACCCTAATTCACAACTACAATATTTAGTTAGTAATACCCAAACAGGTGGTTATGGAATTACTTTAACTGAAGCAAGTAATGTAATTTATTATAGTAATAATTATGATTTAGAAAAACGTTTACAATCTGAAGACCGTGCTCATCGTATAGGGCAAACTAATAAAGTAACTTATATTGATTTAGTCGCTAAAGGTACTGTAGATGAAAAAATTGTAAAAGCTCTTAGAAACAAACTCGACCTAGCACAAGAAGTATTAGGTGATGAAAAATGGAAAGATTGGATTAACTAACCATTCTAGCTTCTTTTATTGCTTCCCTATATTTTTGTGCATCAGTCATTAAAGGTCCACCAACTGCTCTTGAAACAGGAGGCACATTTTCTTTCTTCTTCATTTTTTCATACAGTCGATAAGAAGGAGAAATATTTTTTAATTTTGACCAATCTATACCAGACCTAGTTCTGCCTAATGAATCTAAAGGGTCAGGGTTAGTTGCACTACCTATTTCACCACTTCTAATACCCATTTCGTAAAGCATTTGTGCATCTTTATCGCTTAATGCTCTACCTCCTCTTGTTATAATATCTAGGTATTCTGAAAGTTCTGGGTTATTTCGAGTATATTCCTTATACATTTCCCAGTCTTTTCTAAATAAATCCCCTAATTGTGTTAATCTTGATGTATCTTTATCAGACATAGTTCTTCCGCTTTGTCCTTGAAAATCGTCCATAATCATCTGTCTTAATATATCAGAATCAGAATTAGAAATTGCTCTACCACTTTCAGCATATAAAGGTCCACCCATATTCATCATTTGTGGTTCTTGATTACCACTAGACATTAACATAGCTTTAGCTGTATCTAAAACATCTACAGCTGCACCTATATCGCCTTGTGTTCTACCTACAACAGCTTCAGCTAACATCATAGCGTCTTGTTCTAAATTCATAGGAGGCTGTTCACCACCCATTTCAGGTTCCATAGGCATAGGAGGAGGTCCCGACATTTCTGGTTGAGGCATAGGGGGAGGTGCCATTGGTGCTGGTGCTCCACCACCCATAGGTGCTCCACCTTGTGGCATCATACTTGCAATACCTGTTAATCTTTCATTAGGGTCCATAGTTATCTCCTTGGTCTAAATGCTCGTTGGAACATCTGTGTTGTCATTGTATCACCTTGTTCGCTTTGCGGCAACCTCATGATACCTTTATTTAATGAACTGTTCTTTAAATATTTACCTTGATTAGCAAAAATTGCATTATTTCTATCAGGTCTATCTGGAGGTAGTTCATCTGGTTTTTCTATAGTTTTATTATTCGGGGGTGGGGGAAACATTCCAGGAGCCATACCAAAGCTCGCAGGACTTATTCTTCTACTTAACGCAGGTGCACCACTATCCGTTGCATACGGTGTATACGGATTATTTATTACTTCACCCGTGTAATAGTTTATAGGTCCACTAGGCGGTGGCGGTGGCGGTGGCGGAGGTGGCGGTGGCGGAGGTGGTGGCGGTACATCATCATCTCTAGGAGGTGGTACATCATCATCTCTATCATATCCTGGCGGGTATCTTCTTTCTTCATCATGCCAATGCGGTGGTTCATTAGGTGGTACAAATGGTGGCGGTACATCTATTGGTGGTTCAAATGGTGGTGTAAATGGTGGCGGTACATCTATTGGTGGTTCAAATGGTGGTTCATTAGGTGGTGTAAAAATATCTTTAAAAGGATTATCTTTAAATACAGGCGGAAGAACAGGAGGCATATTTATATCATCTTCTATAAAGAAATCATCTGGTAATGGCGGCATAATTCCTGGACCATAGCCATAATCAAATGAATCTCGGTCTGGTGGTAGTTCTCTAAAAGGGGGAGAGACTATTTCATTCACAGGGGGGTTGTATGTATCTCTTGGATTAGTTATGAACGAAACAGCCTCATTAGGTCTGTCTATAATGGAGTTTATTCCTTCAGAAATAAAAGGACTATTGTTTAAATCATTCATACTAGGTAAACCAGCTATACCTTGTTCTTTTTCTCTAGCGATAGTATCTTTAAAATCAGCAACATCTGCTTCATATTGGTCAGTAGCTCTATTTATAGAATCGTTAGCGTCTTGTCTAGAAACTATAGCATCCATAATTGGGTCTGCTTCATATTGAAAAGAAGTAGGTCTACTTCCTGTTAAACCTCTAATACCCATTCCTCTATCGAAATCAAATCTATTCATATTTATCACTGTCCTGCATTTCTTCTTATATCCATTATTCTTGTTAAAGTTCCTGGAGGCACGGGTAATCCAGCCTCTATTACATCTATTCTTTTTTGTTCTTTTCTACCAAAATCTAATACATATAAATCTTCTGCGTCATACATATCCATATCATTAGCTAAATCTTGAGAAGCAACACTTCCCCATGAAACTAAAAAACGAATAGCAGCGTCTCTGTTTATTTTACCTTGTGCCATATCCATATATTTTTTGAACGCTTTCGGGTCTAACATCATTTCAGCCATTACTATTCTTTGTTTATCCCCCATTCTTCTCGTAAGAGCAGTCATTCTTCTACCAAATTGTGTTAAAGGTGGAATCCAAGTTTTCATCACGTAGTCAAAAACTCCTCTGGGTCTAGCTAAAGCCTCTGCAACTTGTTCTTCATTAACCATTCCTTTTTGATTTTTAGAAACCATATCTGCAAATCTTCTGAATTGTTTTGTATATTCATCAGCAGCATCAAATAAAAGAGGTTTTATAAAACCTTCAAAAGTTAAATCGTCTGTTGTTGAACCTGGAGGTCCAAAACCTTCTGTTACTAGTTTTATAACTTTGTCAGCATTAACTCCTCTAACTTCTGTACCCATTCCAGTAGGAACATCTGTAACCGTGTTTTTAATCCATTGTAAAGTAGCGTTTTTTATATCTGTTTGTAAAAATTGATTATCACCAACTAATTTTATAAGTTCTTTAACGTCAGCAGTTGCTTGTCCAGATATTTTTTGTTTAGGGGCAGTTTCTAATATATTTTCTACAAAATTATAAACACCAGCAGATGAATTATTTGGAGCATATTTAAATCGTAAAGCTTTTACAATATTATCATATTCTTGTAATTGAAGTACCGCGTTATCAAAGTCTTTAAACGAAGTTCCGAATAATTTTTTAAAATCATCTCCATAAAGAGTTTTTAAAGTACCTCTATAATCAGAAACAAATTGTCGATACTTATTTCCTTTTTGAAAACTTGAAAGATTTGGGTCTTCAAAAATACTACGGTTTATCCATGAAAATAAACCTTCTTGTATATCTTTTATTTCATTAGAATTTTTATTTGATTTTAAAACTGTTAAAAAATCATTTAAAGGAGTGTTTGTTGCAGCCTTTTTAGTGTTAGTTGCTAATATTGTATCTATTAATCTTTCTGGATAAGTTTGTTTAATACTTTTAAATAATTGAGAGTTAGCTAGTTTTCTAGCTTCTTGTGAAACTTTCCAAGCATCTTCTAAATCAACTCCATAATTATTTTCTAATCTCCAATTTTCTACAGCAGCGTTTTGAGATTTTGTTAATTTTTTATTAGGAACTGATTCTCCTATTGAAGCAAAATATCTCTTTTTAGACTCTTCTAAAATAGGCTCCAGCATTTGTCTTTCTATACCACGTTCTAAATCTCTAGCACTTTTCGATAAAATAGGATTACTATCCGCTGTTTCAGACGCTAATTTATTGAGCCCCATACGATACCCGTCTAATTCTTCAAAAGTAAATTTTATTTCTTCTTTACCAGCAAACCCACCTGTAGGTGATTGACCTTGTAAACGCATTCTTAAATCTCTTGGTATTGAATTATAAAATTCATCAGCAGCTGCTACTTTGTTTTTATAACCAAAAACTACTTTATTATCAGATTTTATATTTTTCCAAGCACTAGTTGGTTTACGTAAATAACCTGCACCTGTTGTTAAATTATTGTATTTTTGTTTTACTGATGTGTATTGTTCGTCTGCTGTGTTTTTATATTGTTTTAAAATTTTATCTAATTCTTTTTGTGTTCTTATAAATAATGTACTTCCTGAAGCTTCGGGGTTTAAAACATCATCTAATAAAAGAGTTCCTTCTCCTCCTTCAATTTTTGAAACATTGTCAGCATATTCTTTTTGCATTTGCCTAACTATTTCTTCCATTTTTGCTTCTATATCATCTATTTTAGTTTTTGCTGTTGATTTAAGTGTTTCACCTACAGTAGCTCCTGTAGCAGCACTACCTGCATCACTAAAATAATCAGTCATATAACGTATAAACTGTTCAGCAACTGCGTCGTTACCTTGTTGTATTTTTCTAAATGTATTTTGTATTCCTGGGTCATCTGCTTGTCTTACAAAAATTTCAAATAAAGTATTAGCAGTAATATCAGGGTCGTCTAACGCACTTACAATCGAAGGACCATATTCACTTATTTCATCCGCTGTATAATCGGCTAACTTGGCTATGGCTTCTTTTATTTCTTTATTAGTTGCTTGATTAGGTCCATATGCAAGATTCATAGGACCTGTTGATACCCCTTCTTCTTGTCTTTTTAACGTTTCATATATATCATCCATTGTTTGATAAAAACTATGTGGAACTTCTTCACCAGTAAATCTTTTCCATATACTAGGAACAGTTTTTATTGCCATAGTTACCGCAGCTGTTCCTGCAAATGCTAAAGCTCCTATAAGAGCACTTTCTTTTACAATATCATCAAAAGTACGGTCATGATAACCTTTTTCTTTGCCTGCTACTAATCTCATAAAATCACCACCAGCAGCACCAGTTGCGGATAAAAGAGACATACCACCTATTTGTAACATTCTTTTTGTAACTCCAGGGTCAATATAATTCATTTCTTTAGCCCATTTATCAGTTGCATTTTTTAATCTTGATTTACTAAATTTCTTTCCTTTAACAGCTTTGTCTAAACCCTTAGTACCTCCAATAGTAAAAAGTAAATCCCCTACTATTGCAGGACTTTCTTTTGCAAGAAATTGCTTAACGTCTGACCATTCAACAAAAGGACTATTAATTATTTTATATTCATCTTCTCCGTCTTTTTTAAATTTAATACCTAATGAAGGATTTCCAGGATTTATATATTGAAAATCACCTGATATATTTAAACCTAAATCTTTAAATCTTTTCTTTGCATAAAAATCTAAATCTTCTTTAGTCATATTACGTGGTAAGTAAAATAGTCCCTTTTGAAAATCTTCAGCTCCTTCAAAATCTATAACGTTTTCAGGGTCTACGCCCCACTGAGCTATTTCTTTTGCTTTAGCAAATCTGCCCATACGAGGTTCGTTTCGAAGATTTCTATTGTATCTACTAACCTCAATAAAACTACTGAGAACTCCTGGTGGTTGGTCACCTGTTTTTTCTATATATTCGTTTGTTAATTCAACAGGAAATTCTTGTTGAGGTCTATAAATACCTTGTGCTTCTTCTGCTCTTATTGTTTGACCTAATTCAGAATTATACGTTTCCCAAGCTTTAGCTAATTGAGGACGTCTTTCCATCATATTTTCATAAATATTGTAATCTACTTTAGGAACTGTATTATATGGAGCGACTCTTTGAGAAAAGATATTTTTAACAAACTCTTCATTTTTTGTACTAAACTCAGTTTCTTCAGGATATACAGAAAAAACATAAGGTTTTACTTCTTCGGAATTATTAGCGATAGCTCTTAATTCATCATCACTTATTATTTGACCGTAAGTTATATTTTTATTTTTAGGTAATGTACGGTTTCTAAACTGTTCTACTACTTCATCACGTTTAGTAGTATACGTATTCCAAACTTCTACTGGAATCATTTCTGGTTTATTAGCGTTATCGGTAGCCATTTTACTCTAAATATTTTTGTTCTTGTTCATTTGTATCAGGTTGGGGAGGAGTTGGAATCATTTGCGTTCCTGTATCACTTACAGAAGCTCCTGTTGTAAAACCACTTCGGTCATAAACTTTAGGTAGAGGACTTTCATGACCATACCATTCTTGTAGAATAGGCACTCCTCTTATACTTAAAATATTTTTATAACGGTCTTGAAAAGGTACTAATTCATAATTTAAATAATCAGCCCACATTTCTTGACCTGCTTCATTAACAGGAGGATTATAAAAAGGGTATATTATAGAAGCTGCAGCTTTACTTTCCTCTGGACTATATTGTCTCATGTCTCTGCTGGAAAGTTTTGTTTGAACATTTATATCTTGACCATTTATTAAACTATCTATAAATCGTAATAAATTAGTTTTTTGTACTTTTGCATCATTACTAAGTCCGCCACCCACTATTTCTAAAAAGAAAGCTAAATCTTTATCAGAAAGTGTTCTACCTGTTTGACCTGAAGTAGCTGCTGCCATATAAGCTAATTGTAAATAAGAAGCTGTAGTTATAGCTTTATTAGCAGAAACATTTTGAAATAACTCTCTAACATTTTTTCCTCCTGTTACCTCACTATAAGCAGGAGCTAATTTATCTAACATAGTGTTAACATATTTTTCTTGTTCTTCTGGGGTATTTCCGAATGCTGTAATATCGCCTCCTCCTTCGATAAAATCACTCATATCTTCCCAAATCAATTTTGCGTTAACCCCGCTACCTGCAAATTTTGTTCCACCAGTATCAGATTTACTCCAATAATTATTTAAACTACCCTCTCCTAAAAGAGTTCCTATAGCTTCGAATTCTACAGCTGCGTTATTTCCAAGATTAACTAAACTAGCTATAAAAGCGTCAGGGTCTACTGTTTCTCCATTAATAGCAGGGTCTAAATTATTTATAATAAGGTCGTTAGCTACTCTTAATACTTGCATTGTTGATTTGTCTGTAGTTTTTATCTCATCAGTTATTTCTTTTAAACTAACTAATTGTTTATCTAGAAAATCATTAACATTAGTACCTGCTTGTCCTGGAATAAATTCTATGTAATTAGCAGGTAATGGAACTAATCCATCAGGAGTGTACATATAACGTTTACCATCTGTTGGATTTAAAATACCATCTACTAATACTTGCTCTCCTACTTTAGCAGCGTTTAAATCAAAAAAAGTTTTTAATTGATAAGGGTCATCGTTAGTGGCTTTTTCAATATAATCACCTCTAGCAGTCATTTTAGTAAGTCTATCTTTTTCTTCTGCCGTTTTTAAATTAAGATAAGTTTTAGCATAACTATCCGCTCCCCTACCCATTTGACTAGCAACACCTATATTTATTATTTCATCTAAACCAAAACGATTTTTTTCTTCAGGTCTACCGTACAAGTTATAAGCGTCTATTTCTGCTTGTACTTTTTGATTTTGTTTTATATCTTGTAAATTTTTAGGCTCTAATACTGCTCGGTTATATAAAGATTGAAGATATTCTTCATCACTTTCTTTAGATTGACCAATACCTAAAGCATCTGTAATTCCTCCAACTACGAAAGGAAGTAGAGGAGATAGTTTTTCTTTAGTTGTTGGTTCTGGAGCACGTCTAACAGGTCCTCGTGCCGTAGGAAACCTCATTTGAGTCGGAGCTAATTTAACAGGAGTAATTCCAGCAATGCCGTCTTTACCGCCGAATGTTGGAAATGGAGTAAATTTAGCCATTATCTTATCATCGTAGGATATTGAAAACTGAAGTTATTGCCCGTACCTGTGTTATAGCCTCCGCCTCCCCCACCTATACCCGTGTTATAGTTAGTATTGGGATTAGTACCTGCTATTGAACTAGCTACATTAGTTCCCATCAAACCTGTTCCCATGCCTCCTTGTGGAAGATAATTCATATTAGTTGTAGGAGCACCACCTGCATAACCATAACCGCCTGCCATAGGTCCAAGAGAAGCAGTAAGTGCACCAACGTTTTGTAACGTTTGCATAGGTAAGTTGTATTGACCAACGAAGTTTTGGTAATTTAAATCCATTAACGATTGTTGTCTACCTCTACCTAAACCACCCATACCCATCATTGATGAAATATCAGCTTGTTGTAGTTGTGGTAATATTTGTGCCATTTGACCGTACTGATTGCCTAAACCACCTAACCCTTGACCACCTTGTAACCCCATACCAAAAATATTTTGTCCTAATTGCGATTGTAATCCTGCTAATCCTGCAGTTCTACCCATTCTTGCTTCAAATGCTTGTTGTGCTCTATTAGCTGCGTCTTGATAACCACCACTTCTGATTTTACCTACAGTTTCTGCTGCACCTCTAGCAACATCACTAGCTAATTCACCACGTCTTAATCTTGACCTAGCACCACCAAAAGCTCCACCTTTTACTGCTTCATCACGCATACCCATATCGCCTTTAGCTAATCCTTCACGTACATCACGCATTACTTGGTCTACTACTTGGTCTTCGTATGGATTATAGAAACTGCCTATACCTCTAGGGTCAAATCTTTCAGTTGATGCGTAACCTGTACCTTCTGCTCTATCTAAAAACCCACGTCCTAAATCTTGTCCTGCTCTAACGCTAGAACTAGCTTCATCTAATAAACCTGCTTGTCTACCTAAATATGGTCTATAACTACCTATAGCAGAATCAGCAAGTTCCATACCGTATTGTTCTCTAGGGTCAAAATCGGCTACCCTTTGTCCTGTATAAGTATAAGGACTAGAATCAGCTTGCCCATAATTTCTAAATTGTTGCCTTAAAAACTGTTGTGCAAAAGGAAATACATCCCCTTGTAAAAATTGCCCTATATACGGGGCGGGGGCTTGACTGGAATATTCTTGGTCTTCTCTACTAGCCATATCTTCTATTTCCCATTTCGTTAAATTTATTTAATCTAGCAATACCCATAGCATGACTACCGTCGCCTGCTGCGTCTACTGCCGCTTTTGATAACATATATTCTCCATTACTCGCCATAACAGGAACTAAATCATCTCTAGGACCTCCTGGACCGTGTATAGTACCGCCGTGAGGCATGAACATAGGTCTTTGTAATACTTTACCGTTTTTAGCAAAAGTAACACTAGAACCACCTAACGGTGTTATATTTTCTAATTGATTTCTTCTCCGTGCTGCATTGCCTGCGGGTAATGTTTTAGTCATAACTTGACTACCTTTTTGTTCAGGCATATCTCTAGTTGCTGCCATTATAATATCTATAATACCGCCTGTAAGAGCATTAAATGTTTCAGGATTAGCTTCAGCATATTCGTTTATACCTAACATAGTGTTTTCTAAACCAGTAGGAACTTCTTCTATAGAAGCTTCAGGAGTAACTCCTGCTACAAGGTCTGATGGATTTTGTATAATAGGGTTAAAATCTTCCATCATAGTTTTATCCATAATTTGTTGTTCCATTATATCAGCTAAATCGGGTTTAGCTACAGAAGTAAAATCAATAATTTCACCAGACGAAGGACGTTCACTCATAAAATCTATATTACCTATAAGTTTTTTTAATTCATCAAAATCCATTAAACTACCAATTCCCCCACCATTGTTTCTTTTTAATACTTTACCATAAGCAGCGTTTACTACGCCACCTTCTTCGCCCATGCCTAATTGTTGTAATAACATCGCTAACTGTTGTTCTTCAGTCATTTCAGGCTCCATCATATTTTCATATTCAAAATCGCCAAAATCTTGAACTTCACTGCCTGCTACGGGGGTAAATCCTCCACCTTCTCCAGGCTGTATAGAAGGTGCTGTACCACTACCAATAGGTCCTTTAGGGTCTTTTTGTCTATTAGAAGCAACTTTACCTGCTATAAGGCTAGCTCCTACGTTAGCAAGAAATGCACCCAATATTGGATTCATTAAAATCTACTCCTAGTTTTTATCTTCTTTCCTTTAGACGTGTATATAACAAAACCAGAACGGCTCTGTGCTTTTTTCTTATATGTAGTTTTATCTACGCCAACCATGTTTCTCCTGCGTTATCTTAACGTTTTGCGAGTTAAAGCTCACCCCGTAAACTGCAGCACTATGGCTGATACATTGATTATATATCAAAAAGTATATATTTTTAAAGCTTTTTCTTTACCTTTTACTTTTATAGGTTTTAATGGTTTTAACGAAACACCACAATATTTCTCAGTTTCTTCGCCTATAAGTATGTTTACCCCTGCTTCTTTAGTAGCTGATTCTAATCTAGCAGCAGTATTTACAGCGTCCCCTATAGCTGAATAATCAAACCGTGTATCGCTACCCATATTACCAATAACGGCTTCTCCTGTATTTACGCCTACTCCTATAGCAACACCTATATCTGCTTTTATTATATTTTCTTGTATTTCTTTTGCACATTCTACAGCTACTTGTTCGTGGTGTTGTAGGTCTAATGGTGCGTTAAATATTGCCATCATAGCGTCACCTATGTATTTATCTACCATTCCGTTATATTTTTGTACTGCATCAGATTGTATAGTTAATGCTTTATTCATTATTTTAGTTACTTCTTCTGGCGGTAATGTTTCTGATAACGCAGTAAAACCTCTAACGTCTGTGAATAAGAAAGTACATCTTCTTTTTTCTCCACCTAGTTTTAATAAATCAGGGTCTTTTTGTAAACGTTTAACTTGTCTGGGGTCTAAATAATGTTCAAATTGTTTCTTAATTTGTTGTCTTAATTTCCATTGTTCTCTAAATCTAAGATAAAAAGCTACGCTTCCTGTTATAAATTGACTTATTAAAGCCCATGTTACGTCTATTAAAACACCTGTTCCTATCGTATAAGCCCCGTATAAGCCCGTTAAGGCTATAGTTAGTAAAGCTAGACTTACTCCCCAAGTTATTCCTAGATAGCTTATAAACGCCCAGATAAGCCCTACAGACGCTATAAATATTAAAAGTTCTAAAGCTAAAGCGTAATCAGGAATATAAGGACTATTTTGTATTAATACGCTTTCAGATAACGCTGCTTGTATTTTATGTGGTTCTAATAAACCAACAGGTGTTGCAATTTGCGGCATTACACCATTTGCAGTAACACCTACGAAAACAAACTTACCGTTTACATCCATTTCTTGTAAATTAGTTTCTTCTGTTTTTACCCAACTAATCCACTTACGCCCAAGACTATCTGTTTTAACTGGTGGTATTCCCCTAACAGCTATTTCTTGCACTCCGTTATCATTAGTAGTAATTATATAAGTACGAGCTCCTGTTAAATTTTTTAACACATGAACTCCAAAAGAAGGAGCCCAACCGTCAGGCGTTTTTAATAATAGAGGAATACGCCTAACAAGTTGGTCTACTTCTGTGGGGGCTATAGCAACTCCTTGTGCTATATCATCGTATAAATAAAAATTTTGTTTAACTCCTGTAGACGCTAACCCCCCAACATCAGGACCTTTAATAACGGTACCTGTTGTTTTAGGATAGTTTTGATTACCGTCTTCAAAAGTAGCTAATACACTCGGAGCGTATCCTAAAGACCTAGCAAAATCTTCATCTCCCATAAGTCTATCTGCTTGTGGAAAACTAATAACCCAACCAACCCCAAGTGCACCTTTACCTAATATTTCTAATTGTATATCTGCTAATCTTTTTCTAGGTAATGGATAACCACCTTCCCGCTCTACATCTTCTTCAGTTATATTAAGTATTACAAAATTACCGCTAGGCTCTTGTTCTTTTATTAAAGCATCAAAAGTTTTTAATTTTAATATTTCTGTAGGCGTGCTTTGAAACAATAAAGGTAATGCTAATAAAGGTAATAATATAAATATAAGTTTCTTCATCCGCTACTTTGGTTAATCGTTATAACAGAGTCTCCTCCACCATTGATTTTTATTATATTAGATACTCCGTCTTGTATCAAAATTACTGTATAACCGTTTCCTGAATTTAAATCTAATTGCACAGACTCACTTACTTTCCTACGTAAACTTATAACCTGTCCTGTTACTATTGTAGTTATTTGTGTATCTGAGTCTTGACCAATTAAAGTACCAGAAACATTTACTCCTGTAGCTAACGCTAATTGGTCTTCTTCTTTTTCTATAGCAAGAGCGTCTAATACATTTAATAAATCTTCTAAAAAATTAACATCAAGGTAATTAATATCTAATTCTGTAAACTCTAAACTATTATCTTCTAAAAAATCTTCTGCTAAATAATCTATATCTAAATCATTAAAATCTAATAAATTAACTGTTTTAGCTGTAGTTGCTTCTTCTTGTACAACAGCGTCTTCTTTTGGTGGCGTAACAATTAACATATTATCTATAATATCTAAAGTTAAATCTAATATTACAGGTTTAGTGGGAGTGCTTTCCCACACAGAAACAGTTGTAGCTTGATAAGGTTTATTTAATAAAACACTACCAGTTGCTGTAACTACCTCTATTTCGCCACTAGAAAGACCAAAAGGGTCAGGCAATAATATAATAAGTGAACGACCTAGTTCATCAACCGTAGCAGTAAAGTCAGTACCACGAATAGCTATATTTGCTGTAGGAGTTTTTAATTGTATATTTTGTTTATCTATACGATTTAAATTGCCAGTAATAAACCTTGCTGTACCAAGACCAAAGGTAAGTGCCATTTTTGCTTTACTTGGGTCAGGGTCATAAATATATTCATCTATGAGAAGTTGTGAATGTTCGGTAAGTTTTACTACAGACTCGTCAAGAAAAGTAATAGCCATACGACCATTTTTAGTTATAGCTTCGTCATTACTTTGTATAGCAAATTTTAAATTAGCGTCGTAAGGTTTATCTCTTACAATTTGAGCAGAGCCGTTTAGTTCAGATATATCTCCAATATCAGCATCCGACGCCTGTACCTTGGTCGTTTTGAATGACGCAAACAGTACCGTTACTACCGTTAGAAATAATTTTGAGCCAGTCATTATCTTGTGTACTCGATTGTGTAATATTAAATGTTCTAGAATTACCTGTTTGGTCTAAATAAAAATAGCCCCCAGCATAACCAGAGCCTGTAAAGTTTAAAGTATTACTATCACCATCAACATCAACATAAGAAGTACCACCGTCGTAATTTATATCAAAATCAAAAGTGTTACCGTCACCCTGTATAATCCAATCTAAATCTAACGTAGCAGCAAGAGCACTAGTGCCATGGTCAAGAGTAAAAGTATTTGTACTTCCTGTTACGTCTACGTTGTAATTTGAACTATCTATACCGTAAGTGTTTGTTGGGTCGCCTTGAATAGTAAAAGTATTACTATCACCATCAAATTCAAAAAAGCCTGTTACAGAGTCCCCTAATATATCACCAAGAAATTTGTTTGTATCACCTATTTGGTTAATATCAAGAGTTAACGAAGTTCCGTCTAAATCAAGAGCGGTTAAACTTCCTGCTGAAGAATTTAAACCACCAATAATATTTCCAGAACCAAGTTGTTCTAAATCTATGTTAGCTGTAGCTCCGCTTTGGTCTACGTGTATTTCGTTATCAGCCGCGTATGTTGTCAATACACTCAGCATCGCAATCAGGCTCATCAATTTTAATTGCTTCATTTTTTTCCTCCCAAAAACCTTTATCATACCCTATTTTGACGATTTGCAAAACAGACGCCTCAATAGCTCTCTGTAATGCTAACGTTGTAGGCTCGTTTTCTGCATCTCCTGTTTCTATTTCTACAAGTTCTGTACCTGCTTCAATAAACCTAAAAACATCTTGTGATTGTCCATAACTATAAATTTGTTTATTCACCAAAACATCAATTAATACTTCTCCTGTAGCTATGGAAACCATACGTAAAGCAACTGTTATATTGTCTATACGATACTGTTTACTCATTCCAATACCTAAATATCTTGCACCAATACCACCGCTTTTAATATTTGTGTCATACCCAATTACGGCACCTTCCATAAGAACACCTGCAAATAATAACGGCATAATAGGTTTAGGTCCATCTGTTGCTTCGTTTTGTTCTCTAGCAGAACGAATTAGTTGTCTTTCTTTTGTAAGATTATCTAATCCAACTCTTTCGGCAACTCTAAAAAATTTACCATTAGCTGTATGTTTTAAACTTCTAATTAATAAATGACTAGGAGCTTGGGTTAGTGCTGTACTAAATAAAGCAAACTCACTATTGCTTTTACGTTGTCCTGTTTGGTCAGTAAAACTATTAGGGTATACTGCTACAACGATAGGTACTTTAGGTTGTGGTGCGTTTAATAATTCTTCAGATTGTATTTGTAATATACTAGGTAAAGTTTTACCTTGTTGTAAATTAGTATCTACAGGAGCTAAACTACAACTAGAAAGAAAAATCGCCAATAGGCAACTGTATCTCTGTGACATTTCCATCTGCATCGGTAATAATTAAACTTATAACTCCATCTTTGATACTATATTGTATAGTGTTGCCCTCTAAGGTTAAAGTTCCTTCAGTGCTAGGAGTTTCTCCGAACAAATTTTCTACCAACTGTCTTGATAACTGTGCATAGATACGTGACTCAAGATTCCTAATAAATCTAGCTAATGTAGTATTTTCTTTATCTCTTTCAATTTGTTCTTGTATTGCTTTAATTTCTTCTTTTATACTCATCTTACGATTAAATTCTTGGTTTTCAATCGTAAGATAATGGGACGAAGTACCTATCCCATTAAAACTGGGATTTTTAAATTTATGGGTTATAGTGTCGGCTTTAAGATTAATCCCTAATATCCCCAGAAAAAGGATTAACCCTATAACAACAACAAGTCTATAAATAAATATTTTTTCTGCTTCTTCTTTTTTACTCATAACAGCCTCTAATGTAAAACTCTGTCTTCTCCTATATCTTCTTCTGCTTTTATAACTATTTCTACTTGACCTACAATCCTTACACCATGTACTATAGCTTCCATTTCTGCTTCTTCTAAAGTCCTTGCATAAATAAAAGGTCCATCGTATATATTACCGTCGTGTTCAAATCTTGTAGCAAAAACTTTCATTAATCAATTCTTTGGTCATTTCTATCAGCCTTAGCGATTTTATTACTATCTATTAAATTAGGTACGCCAAGAATAGTCTTAATTAAAGTATCTTGTCTTATAATTTCGTTATCTAAACTACGTACCCTATCAATTAATGCTACTAGTATTCCGTGTTGGGAGTCAAGTTTTGTGCCTAATCTTTCTTCAATAGCTTGTATTTGACCAGCTACTTTTTCATCAACTACATCTAGTTTTTGCTCCATGCCATCCACAATACGCATGATAAGCTTATAAATAAACCAACCAAGACCAAGTGCGGCTGCAATAGGAAATCCAACTTCTTGAATTAAAGTAACGGCTGATTCCATTAGTAATCACCCCAAACTTTAACCTTTTTCCCTCCATGATATTCAACAGCATGACCTTCTTTTATTAAAACATCACAGATATCTCTGCCATCTTCTGTGTACGGAATACCTAATATACGACCGTATTTACCTTTGCCTAAAGATTTAACTTTTATACTGCCACAACAAAGTTCTTTTAATCTTTCTTTAGCAGCAAGTCCTAATTTCTTTTCTGCTAAATCTCTAGTTCTACTTTCAGGAGTATCTATACCTGCAAGTCTAACACGCTGCTTATGTAACTTTACATCAAAACCTAAATCAAGACAGCAATCAAAAGTATCTCCATCAACTATACGTTCTAGTGTTGCGTTATATACGAATGAATCTGGTGCTTTAGCCATTATTTACTTCTCTTTTTCTTTTTAGCTAATTTCTTTTTATAAGCCTTAGCTGCTGCTTTTCCTTTTTTAGTGTATGAAAATTTTTTATTTCCTACTTTTGGCATATTATTCTCCTTGTTTTAAAACTCTATCTTTTAATCTTATAGCTCTTGGACCTACTTGTATAGCCCAACGACTATCTAGCATTTCAACTGCAGCTTTATCCCAATTATGTTCTTCCATCGCAGCCAAAAACTTTTTAAACTTTAATAACCTTGTTATACCTAAATTAAAACACATATTCGCCATAACTCTTTGTAAATCTTCTGGTAAATCTTTCCACCATGTCATGTTTCTATCTAAATCATCTATAACGTTTTGTATGTCTTTTTCAAAACATTCAGTTATTCTTTCTTCAGAAACAGGAGTATCTACGTCTTGTCCGTGTTCAGGGTCTGTTTCTAATATTAAATGACCTATACCAAAAGTTGGATAACCTAAATGGTCTAAGTATATTTTATCTATACAACCTTCATCAAAAGTTAATTCTTCTTGTAATTTTTGCATATCCATACTAATATCCTCTACGTTATTGTTATTGTTGTTGCTCCACCAGTTGAAACGCTTACGTTCCCCAGTGCCGTTGTTCCCTGAACTCCCTTTTCGGTCCCTGAATATATATCTACCCATTTATCACCTGTCCATAATTGCAGTTGGTTTGTAGAAAGATTCCAAATAATATCTCCTTTGTTGAATTTATTTTTATTTCTTTCTGTTTCATTTACATTTAAGGTTGCATTAATATCTTTAGTATTTAAACTTAATTCTAATACTCTTACTAAACGGTTAAATGTTTCAGAAGATACTTCTCCTATCGCTACGGGAAGTTTAGTTTCTAATAACTTACCCATTAACGTTTACCGTCAGGTTTAATATCCAAACGAGTTGCACCTAATCTAAAACCCATACCTAATTTAGCAGTATCATCATCATTAGACTGAACTCGGATAACTGCTTGACGACCTCTAAGACGAGTATCTATTTTAGAAGTATTAGAATAACAAGTTCCAGTAACAACGGTAGTTAAAGATTCTCCTGGAAAATCTCTTTTCTTTAATACTATATCTACTTGTTGTCCCCCAGTTCCCACACTACCGTTTCCGTTAAACTTAACATCAGGAATAATCCTACTAATATGTTGAAAATCTTCTCCTGCTGGGTCTATGTCAAAATCACTAGACTCTATATAAACATCCGTCATAGCTGTTTCGTCTGCGTCATGTCCAGTTTCGTGGTTGTAACAATACCCTGTATTAGAACTAGAATAAGTAGCTTTAGGGTTACTAAAAACACCTTCGTCTATCCAAGATGTTCTAGATAATTTACCTATTGACCATACTTGTTCTTCATAATTAAATACGACATATCTATCTATAACTGTAGTATCGTTTGAACAATAAAACCACCCCACTTCATTAAAAGCTTTATTAACAAAACCGAATATTTGATAACTTTGTGTTTGGTTTAAATCTGTAAAAACATATTCATCTACAGTACATGGTAGTTGTTGTATTTGTCCTGAATAGTTATAAAAACCTTTTTTATCCATCCAAAAAACACCTTTAGGAGTATTGACCATAGCATTAGGTCCTACTAATCCAACTCCTTCGTTAACTAGGTTTAAAGAAAAAGTAAAAGGCTGTCCTACAAAAGTCATAGAATATAAAGAAGTATCTGTCCAAATTAATGTTTCTTGTCTTGCTCTAACACCTCCAACTATAGAAGACCCTGCAGAAAGTCTAAAAGACCCTGCCGTATTTGTTGATTTAGGTTCCCATTCTGCTGCATCTTCTTGGTCAGACCATGCAATAAACATAGGGTCTATTGAACCTGTTCTAGCTGTTTCTCCATCATTTAATGGGTCTGCTCCTAAACAAATTACGTGTCTATCTATATCACTGACTAAAACTTGTAAAGCTTTAGTAGGTGCTAAATTAGCTCCAGAAATAGCAGATAAAGCAACACCTCTATCAGTACCTAATGTTTTTGCACTAGTGTCCCAATAATAAATTCCTGCTCCTCTAGCATTAAAAAGTAAATCTTCACCAAAATTATCTTGAGACCATAAACGTAATTGATTTGTTGCTTCTAATGCCGCAACACTCCCCCAAGTACCTGAGCCCCAATAATCAGAGCCCCACCCTGTTGAGGGAACGTAAACATCTAAACCAACATTTATTTGATAGGCACCGACGACACTCCCACCACCGTTACCACTATCACTTGAATTAGCGGTTACTTCAGCACCATCAGTATCTTTAGCCGTTATAGTGTAAGTATTAGCGTTAGGTACTGTAACTATTTGATATTCTTGATTTAGTACAGCAGCAGTTATTAAACCACCTAAAGTAGCTGCACCACTAAATGTTACAAAATCATTCATAACAGCACCGTGAGAAGAATCCGTTACTGTTATAGTAGAACTTCCATTAGTTGCTGCAAATGTTACATCTCCTGCTGATGTAGTACTTCTTAAAGGAGTTATATCATAATAAGAATTTCCTTGTAATATATAGTTTTTCCAAGTAGTTCCTAACCCTAAATATTTACTTCCTTCTAAATCAACCCAAGCGTGTAAAGACCTTCCTGAAGATTTAAAACTGTCTGAAGAAGCTTTAGCCCATCCTCCTATTTTTTCTGGGAGACCTTTACGGAAACGAACTAAATTACTATCAAACCAACCACCTTCATTAGCGTAAGCGGTAGCTTCTTTATTGATTCCTGGTTTAAAAAGAAATTTTTGTAAAGGCATTATTTTTTTCCTATATAAAAGCAGCAAAAACTATAGAGCCTAGTATAAATGGATAAACCCCCCATAATAACATTTCTAATCTTTTAAATTTAGCAGAACCTTCGTCTAATCTTTTTTCGATATATTCATAGCGAATAGCACACTCTCTTTCGTGTGCACTAAGTTCTGCTAAAGCTTCTTTTACCGTAGCCATTATTTTTGTTTTGCTTTACCTATGTTTAAAGCACACCAGTCAATAACTTTATAAATTGGTTTAAACCAATGGTTATCTTTAGGTGTTGGTGTAATTGCCGCTATTACTGAAGCTATAGAGATTATAGCAGTAATCCACATAATAATATTTAACCACATCATTTTATTTTTCCTCCTCTGGAATATCTTTATCTTCTTTGAGAATTTCTTCAGCTTCTTCTTGAGTTGAAGCTATAAATGAATTTTGAAAAACAGTTAAAGCCGCTTCTATTTGGTCTAAATCAAAAAGTATTTGTTCTTTTTTCTTTCTTAAATTAGTGATTTGATTTGCCAGATATTTTTGTTTATCTGTCATTTCAGATTCTAATATTTCCTTATCACCGACTTTAGCTTTGTTTTCTTCTTTTTGCATTATTGCACCTCCTTAGGTGTAGTTGTTTGCACATCCCAACAATTTAAGTTGGATGCGATGGTTCGTCTTTCTCCTTCTCCTTTGAAGGGATAGACCATATGTTGTAACCAAGAAGGAAAAAGTAATAACTTTCCTACCTCTGGAGTCATAACAAATGATTGAGCTGGTTTTAATCTTTCACTATCTATAACTGATACCTGTCCGTATTGAAACGCTATACAGCCGTCTGAATGTCCACTTTCATTATACAAAGAATAGGTTGGTGAATTAGCATTAACATTACCTATTTGTGGAGGTACTTTAGTCCAGGCTGTAGTAGATATACCCATTAAAGTTTTAGTGCCGTGGTCATGTATAGGGTTATAATCTCCGTCATAACTATGCACTGACCAAGTTTCGTCTATTTGAACTTGTTTATCACCTTTAAGACTATTCCCTGACTTACTAAAATGATTAATATATTCAGCACCAAGCTGACAGATAAAACTATTATACTCAACCATTCTTTTATCATTGTGGT